AAGTTATTGACAAGCTAAAAGCCACATGGTATTATAAATATATAGAAAAGCAAAGGGGAAATGAAAAATGTTTACAACCAATTTAAACCAACTAACAGAAATCAATGAAAGCTATTTGATGGTAGAACTGCAAACCGCTATTCGCCGAAACGGCTACGTTTCAGACAGTGAAATAACAGCTTCATGGCAAGGTAACGCTAACCGTATTGCCCTAACCATTGATGGGACAACCAACTTTACTATTGAATATAGCGAATACGCCGCCACCTTGTACGATTGGGACGATTGCCCCGTATTGCTGGGGGTAGTTGAACCCGATGGGGTTAACTTTGAAGAAATTTTTGCAATTGAAACTATTCGCACGATGGAAAGTTTAGCATAGGTAGAATAGAACAAGCATGGTGCAATTCCATGCCTACCATTTTCAAACTAAAAAACATAAGGCGGGTACAATATTATGGATATGGTAAAAATCACAGACATGCAAAAAGTGGGCAACAAGTGGGTTGTAACATCTGAAAAAAGTGAGCCCGCAACGGTTGAAATTTATAATAGAATTATGAACGATAGAAACATTTTTGGCGATGGTACACGCACTACCAATAATTATTGCCAATTTGGCCGCACGGATTCAAAAACGTTTTATAGTCCATCTAAAACGCTGAAAACAGTCTATAAATTTTAATAAAAAGGTGGGTAAAAAATTATGCTAAAAAAAGACTTTTATAACCGCGTTGCGCGTGATATTGAATTAAAGCGTCCGGATATTTCAGTAGCCAAAAACATTGGTTACTACGGTGAAACAATACAACTAACTATTTTTAAGCAACTAGAACCACGGCGGACTAATAGCCTTAATAACATAAAAGTAACGTGTAATCGTAACGTGGTTACAATTATTGAATATGATAGCGGGTTACACGACGAAACCGCGACATTAATCAGTACAACCGATTACAGTCACAACCAAATAAACATGATCGTTTTAACGGCGGACGCCGTAATAAAAAATATTAAATAATTAATAAATAAAAAGGGGATTCCAAACATGAAAAACATGAAAAACGAAAAACTAGAAAAAGCATTTAAAAATATCGCAAAAACTGCTACTGAGGCACGGCCGGCGCTACAATGCTTACACGTTGACAAGTCGGGCTTTGCTGTTGTTACTGATAGTCACAGACTTTTAAAAATTGATAACTACAAAGATTCTCAAGACGATACAACGGAGTACAATTTAAATTTATTAAACTTTCAATTATGTAACGACTTGAATTATCCCGAAACAGAGCGCCTTATTCCAACAACGTTCGACTTTAATTGGTCGTTTAGTGACGAGGTTGTCACAACGCTAGCAACGTTCTTTAAACCTTTCAAGATTAAAAAGAACAACGACAATGCCACACTTATTACAATCACGTACAAGGATAATCATGCTACATTTACAGCAGCGAGTGGCGCAACTATCACGATTGACTGCATCGAGGTGGACAACGAAAATAGCGACAACGGCAATGAAATGGAAATGCTTATTCAAGGCGGTTACCTTGCACAGGCGTTCGAGTTTTTCAAGGATTATGGTTACGGTGTTTCAATCGGTTACAACGGCGACACGTCACCATTATTGATGGATGCGGGCGATGCAAGTTATCTAGTAACGCCAGTGCGTAAATTTTAACATATAAAAAGGGGATTGAAACCATGAAAAAACGCGACATCTTAAAACAGGAACTTTCCGAGGCATGTAATTTTAAGCTATTTGAAAAAGAAATAAACAGTTATAATATGGCGCACCCTAACGACAAGCGAAATAAACTAGAAGCGTTTCATCAGGGATGGTTCAATGGCGCACCAACGTATAACCAAACCGTCATAGCTATTGCAATAGCGGAATATAAAAACCCTGAAAGCGATAGGACGTGGCACACGGTGTGGGACGTCATAACAGAAATTGGACACGAAAAAGACTATAGATAAAAGGGGACTAAAACCATGAACAAAAAATTTCAAAACTTAACAGCGGAACAAAAAATTGAATTAATCAGCACGGGCAAAGTTTTTCAATCGAGTGAAAAAAATTACAAGAAATTAGAAAATAAAGGCATTATAGCTGGCGTTAGTTATTACATAGGGGAAAACCTGAGTTTTAACGCCTATGCAAGCCAAAACAGTATTCGGGTAGTCTGTTGGTGGGGTTCGCGTATGATTAAGCGGGAAACCATGGTTAAACGGCTACAAGCATAATTTGGGTAGTTAGTGGGCTTATAGCGTGAAAGTTATAAGCCTACTATAGTGTTCAAATTATAAAAAGGCGGTAACAGCATGAAAAACAAAAGTTTATCGATGCAACTGGTGGCGGTTGGATTAAGTGTTACACCCGCGGTTTATGTTAGTGTGGCGCATTCTAATCTTTTTGAGTCTATTATTGCTTATATTATCGTTTTAGGCTTGTCGGGTATCGTTTTTAAAAAATGGTATATGGTTTTAAACGTAGCCACCTTTTTGACTGTTTTAACACTAGTTTTTGCAATCGGTGGCACTTTATAGCAATAATTGAAACCCACTAGCGTGTGACGTTGGTGGGCTTTTTAGGTGGTGCTGGTATTGATTGATCCTTATTGCTGGTATTGATTGCTGGTGCTGGTCTGATCCGCTAAAAAATTATAAAATATTTTTAAAAAAGCACTTGACGAAAGAGGTTAAAAAGTGTAAAATTAACTTGAGACTCTCTTTATACATAGAAAAAGTCAAAAAAAGTTCTGAGAATTTCTGGGAAATTATTTTCTGGGGTATCTTTTATATGAAAATATCGCACATATCCTGGGGATTCCAAACAGATGGCAAAATGTTGACAACACATGTACCTCGTTTTTGTTGTTGATAAATTTTCTGATGAAAATATTGCAAATATCCTGAAAGTTGAAAAAGGTAAATATTTGGGGAGTTTGAACTAGATTACTATTTAACTATTAATATTTTTTGTATTCAATGTCTAAAATATTTGGCATGTTGAAATAAATAATATTGTAATTGAATAATATTTGTTTGCACAGTTTTAATATCATAATATGATTATTTTTAAATATATTAATTATAATATGAAACATGCTTTTAATATAAGCCTAAAAAATAAATAGCACTTGATATGCTATTACAGACATTTAAATTAATTTTACCTCATTTATTACATAATAATAGTTAAAATTGCGTGAGCGAGCTTATATGGCTATATAAAGGGTATCATGTTTATTGACTAAAATTATGATATGAATAAAATCGTGATTTTAAAGACTATTATTGTCAATATATTGTGTTATTAACATTATTAGTATCTATATATAGTATATTATTAGTAAAATGATACATATTAGAGACATATTATACTATAATTACTTAATTAATGTATAATTTAATAATAAAGTTGACATTGGGTGCTATTTCTAGTATAATATGTTTATAGATGAGATTCAATTTATATGCTTTTAATACAATAAAGCAATATAAACGACTATAATAATGACTATATAATAAGTATCTTCAAGAATAGAAAAATTAAAAAACGTCAATTATGGAGAAAGTCGTTTTGAAATAGATTTTTTAAAAAACATCAATTCTAGAGAAACTTAAAATAGAAAAATTAAAAAGTCACGATTTTAGGAGAATTATTCTAGGATAGAAAAATTAAAAAGTAGCGATTCTGGGAGATTTATTCTGGAATAGAAAAATTAAAAAATGTCAATTTTAGGAGAATGTAACAACAGTTAAACAATTTGTAGACATAAGTTGACACACACTAACGTAGGGGGGTGAAGTACAATGATAAAGACGCATCAAGTTAAACTTGAACCAAATGCACACATGCGTAAGGCGATTGAAGACTTATTTAATTATCGTAGATATTGTTGGAATCAGGCGTTAGGTACTTGGAATAGTTTGTATGACCAAGCCACCTTCTTAGATGACAAGACGTTAAGACCTAACGGCTCAAAAGTTCGTAATGTTTTAGTTGCTGATAAGCAGGATTGGCAATATAACCTATCAGCCCGCGTATTACAACAAACAGTTAGTCAATTAGAAAGAGCATGGAAGAATTTCTTTAACCTAAATATGCCTAATCATATGAGACCTAAATTTAAAGCTAAGAAAAACTATAAGCCCTCCTTTACTACTGATAGAGCGAGGGTGATTAAAGGGAGGCTAGTTTTAGATAAGCCTAGAGGTATTGATAAGTCTCATTGGTATGGTATTAAATTAAGAGAGAAGGTACGCTTTGATGGAAGTTTAAAATTATGTACAATTACACAAAAAGCAGACGGTTTATATGCAAGTTTAGTTATTGAGACTGAATATGAACCAACTTTACCCAAAAAACGAGACATCGCAGGTGTAGATGTCAATGTAAAACATTTTAACTATAATGATGGTGTCATTAATATCTATCCACGTAAATTAGATAGATATTATCAACGCATTACTCACTATCAAAAGATGTTAGCTCGTAAACGAGAAGAAAATCCTTATAACTTTAGAACGAAACGATACACGAAAGTGAAAACCAAACTTAGACGTGACTATCAAAAAGTTTCTAATATTCAAAAAGATATTCTCCATAAATTCACTTCTGAATTGGTTAATACTTATTCGGAAATTCATATTGAAGATTTAAATGTTCAGACAATGATGATGAGTAAAAGAATGGGTAAGAATTTACAGCGCTCACTATTCGGTAAGCTGTCAACTATCTTAACTTATAAATGTGATTGGAATAATCGTAAACTTATTTTAGTAGACAGGCTATACCCTTCCACACAACTTTGTTCAGAGTGTGGGTATCGTAAAACAACCGAAAGCTATGGCGGAAAACAAACCTTGTCTGGTGACAGCATTTACCATGAACACCAAACTTATCGGTGTTATAACTGTGGTGTTATATTAGACCGAGATGAAAATGCTGTAAGAAACATCATCAACTATAAGTAACAAAACAATCGGGCAGGTTTTGCCCAAATAATGTCGCAAGAGTTAGTCCATGTGGCTTAGTTATATAACCAAGTCAGAACACTAATGTTAACGGCGATGACTAAAAATGTGATGTGTAAAATCTGATAATACACATTAGTATACATTTTAGAAAGCAGAATATGAAAGCATGAGTAATAATGGAAGTTTTACTGGTAAAATTAATGGTACTGGAGTACACGAAATGTACGAACAATT